TTTACACCACACTTTCAGATAGCCTTCATCTGATATTTCAGACTTAGAAATCTGGCCGTAATCGTAGCGAGATACTGTCTCCATAACTTGATACTAACTAAGTTTAACCAAGTTAGTACTGCTAACACGATTCATGAGGTATGAATCAATGTCGAGCTGTAAAGAGCTAGCTGTATCTGTGATCAAGTAATGATCCCAGTTAAAGCTATTCCATTGTCTTTTATGAGGTTTGTCTGGCTGATGCCATCTAAGCTCACACCCTTGAACGGTTTCAAGCGGAACCATCCAAATGCGTTTGTACTCGAGCGAAACAACACCGAAGTAGTCAATTTCGCCGGGGAAGTACTTCCGCTTCTTCCCCTCACCACCCCTGGTCATCGTATGACACTTATAACTCTTTTTATTCAAATAAAGAGTTTTTACGTTTACGCGGACAAGCTGCCCGTGCCACTCCACCACATAATCAATACGGTGGAAATCGTTTGTAGGTTTGGCTATGAAAGCTCCCTTTTCAAGGAAATACCCCTCGAAAAAGTGCTCCCCCATTCCTCCTCTTGTAAGAGATGAGTGGGGTTTGGCTAGGCTGATTGAGGTCAATAAACCGGATCAGTTAGACCTATGTAGCAGATATCAGAGCGGTTTGATTTGAGTCATGTATATAGTCGCCAACAAAAGCGAAACCATCCATGAGATGCCGAATGTGAGTACAGGAAGGTACATCAGTAACGAGGTTTCTTGTAGCTGTACGGACAATGTACGTACATCAGTAACGAGGCTTTTTGTAGCTGTCCATAATCTTGGCCATGCGATCTCTCACACTCTTAGTGCGTGCATGACCGTCCTTATAAAAAGATCCGAGATCACGACGACGCTTGGTAAGACGAGGTGTTGCGGCTTTTTTTAAAGCCTCACTAGCTGTAGAACCTTTGTTAACCATTCGCTCTGCCTTTAAACCAACTGCGCGTAGATCTCGTAGCTCAGGTCTGGCGAAATTCTCTTTGTTTTTACGCCTGATGTCAGACAGTCGTTTCGTGAGAGACGTTTCCTTCTTGCCTGGTACAGAAGGTGCGCTGCGTAATTTGAACGTGCTCGGATTAAGACGCTTTGTTGGTCTAGTTGGGGCTTTTCGTCCCCCAACAAGTGACCCTAATGCCGCAGCACCCATAGAAGCGCCAGCTAAACCAAGGCCTAGCTTTAAAACAGCTTTGCGAGGGTCAGGTGCTCCGCCACTCTGTGTTTGCTTAGTGCATTTAGCGTTGGCAGGGATGCCTGACTGTCCGCACTTTTTATCAAACTTAGTTTGTTTACTCATAACTTGATGACTAACGTCGTGCAAGTCCTGCAGTAATTGGTTTGCGATTAGCCTTACGCTGACGAGCTGGTGAATTAGGTACAGTTGCCTTTAAATTAGCAATACCCTCTCTGGCATAAGCACGAGCAAGATTGCGTGTTTGCATACCTTGCATCACCGTTTGTTTAGCCTGACCCTCCAACATTGCTTCCCTGCCACGGAAAGCACGCAGTTTTTTATCCGCCATTAAATTCTTGGCTGATTTTAAAGATGCAACCAAGCTCTCATTACCTTTGGCTTTAACCTTTTTAATCTTCTGAACCATTCTTTCACCGAATTGCTTTCTTGAAGCGGCATAGTTAACGCCGCCTACAGCCCCTGAGATTAAAGCAGTTGCTGCAAAACCTTTTGCTAGTTCAAGACCAGGGTTAAATGATCTCTTCTTTGTTGATCTTCGTCCAGCCGCAGTAGTTTTAGAGCACTTAGCCTTTTCTGGAATACCAGACCTGCCACATTTTTTATCTGAACGGATCAAAACTGATTCAAAATCTGCAGCAATCGAGTCGCACTTCTTTCCATAACCATCTGCATAACTGGTCTTACGTCCGACCATATCTTTCTTACCGCACTTACAGGGCTTCTTACCTCCAGCACACGTCTTACAACCTTCCTTGTCGTAATAGCCAGCTGGGTTACCTTTAGGATCTTGGCGCTTCTGACCTTTGGCAGTTTTAGCTGACTTCTTGAAGTCGTCTCCGCTAGGTGCTCCTTCAGCACCAGGCTTACGCATAAGCTCTACTTTTTTAGCACCACGAGCCTTTTGCGCTTCAATACGACGCCGTTTTGCAGCGATATTTGCATATAGACCACGCTTATCTACACGGTCCTTAAAACTACTTTTCATGTCTTTCTTGCAGGGGTAGGACCGAAAGTTTCAAACGAGGCAGGTCCGTAACTAAGACTCACTCTCTTATCCTTAGCGTAGCTAACAACTTCCTTGCGATGTTTCTTTCTTAGCTCGTCGTACTCAGGATCGATATCAAATACGTCATCAGAGTACGGAGCCAGATAGCAGCGGCACCTGGGATGTCGAGGAACAGTAATTGCGTTCCTCTTAAATACGTTGCCAGCCTGGGATGTACAGACAGGACAGGTCCGATCATCAGACGTAGCAAAATAGATCACCAACTCGATACCATTCTGTGCGTAGTAATTCCTAGACGCTTCATTGTGAGCTCTTAGTGACTCCGTTCTTACAATGACTTCAGCGCGTGATTTAGTCACACTCAAACGACGCCTAAGATCCTTAGTCATCAATTCAGTTGGACGCCCTTCGGCAATTCCTTGCGCTAATACTTCTGCAGCGGTAGTTGAAAATGTTCGTCCATGCTTTTCTAGGTATCCTCTTGCTTGCCGTGCTGCTGCTGTCACTGCTTCAATTGGTACTGTTACACCGACTCGAGACGTTGTCACGGACTGTGATAACTGTTCAGCTAGATCTAGCCCAAAGGTTGTTGAGCGAGATAACAGGCGACGAAATGATCGTAGGTATTCGTCAGACTGATCAGGACGTAAAGCAGGAATCAACTCCAAAGTCCGAGCATTTCTCTCTGCAGTCTGAAATTGACCGCTTCGTAACTGAGCGTAGGTACGCCGAAGAAGACGATTAAACGCATTGTCTAGAGACTTATTGACAATATCAATAGTCTGCTGTTCTTGATTTTTCAAAGCACTGTTATAGGCTTCGATAAGGTCTTCCATCGCTCAAAGGATATCGTTCATTAATAGCGTTTCCATAAGTACTGCATACAGCCCATTACGGATGATCTCAAGCTCAACCTGATCATCTGGATCGCCTCCTGGCCAATTCTTATGTGCGTCATGGACTGTTCTATGCAGCAGACGCAACGCAGAAAGGTTGCAGTTAATGTTCACCGGGATGTCGCCGTTGTCAGTTGGCATCATTACCGAGAGGTTTTACCCGAACACTTCCATTTAGCCCTAGATAGGCACAAGGGAGTATTGCGATCCTTACCGGCGCAGTTCTTATTATGTGACTTCATATCACCAAAGCTACGAGCGCAATAGCTGTTGCCTCGTTTAGTACCTGGAGCAATGGTGTAACCCTTAGCTCCATATTTGACAGTGCGCTTACGACCTGTTTTGGGGTCAGTCACTGTCTTGCTGAACTTTTTTCCTTCGGCATCCGCAGCCTCCGCATCACGAAATAGACGCTTGTGCTTCAGAGCTACAGGTCGATCAGCCTCGGTGTAATAAGGCATCTGTTTTGAAGTAAAACTACGCTTAGAACGCGCACCATATTTACCAGTGCCTTTCGCACGAAATTTTTGAAGTTGGCGTTTTTGATAACTAGATAGACCAAACTTAGACGTACCTGTTTTTCTTCTTTGAATAGTCTGTGAAAGTGCTGCAGCTCCACCTGCAATTAGTGCAGTTGCTGCAAGACCTTTTGCTAATCCACGCGCAGAGCGGCCTTGTGAACCTTTAGTGCATTTTTTAGAAGGGCTGATATAACTACCCCCACATTTAGAACCTTTTTTATCAACGCGGCTATCTGTCGTATTTCTAGGATTGGATTGCCAATTAGGATACTGTTGCTTAGCCCCTGGTGAGTTCAAAGACGTAAGCCCTAAAGAACGTCGATTCTTCCTCATCTGACTACTTATACTGCGAGCACTAGACGTACCCTCATTAACACCCTTTGTAGTAGCTCGCACAATATTGCCTAGCGTAATCCTAGATCTACTTCGAGCACGCAGAACTACGCGCTCCCGTCCAGGTACTGATTCAGAAAGAGCTTTGATCTTTGCTTCATTAGCTCCAATAGACTTTAAGCGAACAGCAGACTCTGCAACCCACTTTCTGGTCTGCTTTTGATCTGTTGACTTGGCAATTTGGTCTTGGAGTTTATTCCAAGCTGCACGGTCTGCAGCAAGTTCAGTTCTCCGACGTGCAATATTCTTTCTAACCCTTACTGCGGCAGCAGCCACACCTGAAACACGAGACTCAAACTTAGATGCTCTCTTTAAATTACTGGAGATACCTGCACCAGCTCCAGCAGCAAGAGCTGCAAGTGTTGCTGGTCCTGCAATAGCTGGATTAAATGCAGAAACTAGACCAGCAGCGGATGCTGCATTTTTTGCTACTTCTGCAGGACTAACTCCTTTACGATTAAGTGCTGCACCTGCAGCCGCAGCTCCACCAGCAGCAAGAGCCAGCTTAGTGAACTTAGATAGACTCTCACCGCGTCGTCTGGCAGCGATTTTATTCTTAAGTTCTGTTGGAAGAGTGGCTAAATTTCCTCTCGTAGGCGCAGTCTCTCCTTCGCCTTTTAAACGACAGTTCCAATGAGAAGGAATACAACGTCCACCACAAGGCTTACCTTTTTTCGTGCAAGCACGCGTTTTAGCATCGCCTCGTAGAGATGCTAAATACAGTTCTTTTTCTTCAGTTCGCTTGGTCACGGATAATCAAACGCGGTTTTCAGGTGCTCAATATCAACGTCTTGTAGCTGTTCGATACCACCAACTTGCTTGTCGCTTGCAAAAGTCTGTAGTGCTTTCTTAGCGGATCTAGAAGAGTAGAAGCCAAGCAGTAATGGTCCTGACTCCATTGTGCCGTCTTCTCGCGTGAAGTGTCCGCGATAGATCTTCCGATCGTTAAAACGATTACCAATCAGGACTAAACCTTCGGCATCGTTTCTTTGTCCATCTAGATGCGTCAAGTGTCCTACACGAAAAGCACCATTCGTTTTACCTGCTAATAGTGGCAATCCATTGATGTGGATGATGTCATCAGCGTCTGTGACCTCTTTCTCTTGTGGCTCCTCTACAGGTTGCTCAGGCTGGGTAGATTGCTCAACTGCAGCTTGTTGCCCTACATAACCTTGAATTAATGATTCCTGTTCAAGCTCAGCTTTAAGCGTTAAGCGTTCTTCCTCTTCTTCTAAAAGAACCGTCTCAATGCTGTACTCAGTGCCAGAGAAGCGAGCCTTACGAACTTCTAGCGGTGTAAGAACACCTAAATCCATATAAATTTTATCTGTATCAGCTACCTGTTTACGGAGTTCAGCTTTGTCTTTATCAGACTCAGTGAAGTAAGGCGGGAAGTAAACACTCCACTCTTCAGGGACTGTGCCTTGTGTTGGACCCTCTGGCATCTCCAACACCAGCTGGAAGAACTGGTTCAATGCCTTACGAAGAGAGTGCGTTTGATAGCGCTCTACAGATGCAGCCCAGCTCTTATCCTCATATTTGCCAGTCTCGCTAAGTCCACCACTAGGTGATGTTCCAAAGAGCAAAGTCTTCGGCATTCCAGCAGCAGCGACAAGATCATCTGTAAGACGATCAAAGATATCTTGAGCACCACTTAGGCTCCTCGAAGCGAAGGACACTTCCTCCTCCACGTCCAGGCACATGCCTCCATACAACGACCTGGCCAACGCATTGGCCT